CTCAGTTCTTAGATACCAATTTTCCGGTGGTTGGTGAAAGGATTGCTGATGAGTACAATTCATTAAGAAACGAATCCGCAGTAGAAAAAATCAAAGAAATTGGTATAAAAGATATTGCGGATGTATTCCAACAATATGGGGTTTTCAGAAAATCAGGTGTTTTTACAAATTATGTGACAACCGTAAATATCCTATTAAGTTTATATAAAAAAACTCAAAGTAAACAAGCAACAATTGTTGAACTATTTAAGGAATTGGGTGAAGAAATGGACTTAGATATTGGTTATTATAATGAAGTGGCTATGGATAGTTGGGATTTTGATTTTGAACAATTTAATGATGTTGTTGGTGACCAATTGGATACAATATTAGAAGAAATAGAAGATGAACCTGAAAAGTTTGAGGCCTTCAAAAACTATGCCGATGTATTGAAAAAACTTAATGATATGGGTTACCAAATTGGTGGTCAATATAAATTACCAAACACGGAAAATTCATTCAGAATTGACGAAATTAGAAAAGACGACTCAAAAGTAGTAATAGTTCATTGGAATAAATCATCAGGAAGGGGAGAAAGAAGAAGTTACACAATAGAAGAGTTTGTTAATTATTTACATTCACCAGAACTTTTTGAAAGTTTAGTAAAAAGATTGAAAAGAATTATGTAATATTGTTCTATGGAACAAAATATCAATTTTTTAAAAAGGGTTTTATCTGTCCCCACAAAAACATATAAAGAGGATTTAATGATTCAATTTTTAACCGAATGGTTGGTTGAAAATAATATTCCTTATTTTGTTGATAAGATGGGAAATGTTTATGCAACCAAACAAACTGATGAGGTTGAATATTTTCCTTGTGTCGTTGCCCACACAGATACCGTTCACGAGCTCGATACAATCAATATTCGTGAGATGATGTTACCCAATGACCAAAACGAATTAAAGATGGCCTTAAAGGCTTTTAATGACCAAGGATTACCCACTGGAATTGGGGGTGATGACAAATGTGGTGTTTATGTTTGTTTGGAGTTATTAAAACAATTACCAAATGTCAAAGCAGCTTTCTTTGTATCGGAAGAAACAGGATGTCATGGGTCAAAAAAAGCCGATAAAGATTTCTTCTCAAATGTTGGTTATGTTATGCAATTTGATGCTCCTGGTAATTGGATGGTCAGTGAGTATTGTATGGGTGTCAAACTATTTGATAAGGGTAGTGATTTCTTCGATAAATGTGACAAAGTATTAACGGAGGGTTTTAATAGTCGAAACAAATACCAATCCCACCCTTATACTGATGTTTACGCACTTAAACAACTATTTGATTTTTCCTGTATAAACTTTGCTGTTGGTTATTACAACTATCACACAGAACACGAATATGTAATTGTTGATGATGTATATAATACTTTGGATATTGCTAAGAAAATGATATCTGAGTTGGGTACAAAAAAATACACTAAAAAATAATTTTTTTTTCATATATTACTATATTTATAAATAAAAAAATTATGAGTAAGTATAGAAATATTAATGAAAGTGACATCGAAAGATTATCTAATATAATTTTAGAAACTGAATCTCAAACAGAAGAATTAGACGAAATTCTAAGTGGTACTAAAGCTAGTGACTTTTTCCAAGGTGTAAGAGGTTTTATGAAAGGTGAAAGTTTTGGTTATTTTAAATTTTTGAGTAAAATTAAAAATAGAAGTCAAAAAGTAATTAAAGAACTTGATGACATTGAAAAATTTATGGAAGAACTCAAGGAGTTAAAACCAAGAGTTGATAAGTTATCAATCGCACCTGAGAAAAAAATGAGATTGTTAAAACTTTTGGATTTTGTTATTACAAAGTGGGAACCATTTTTTCCTGGTTACAAAAAAGCTTTAGGTGAAATAAATCTTTTATCTACTGAAAAATTGAGTGGACAACGATTAGATGTTGTTCCTGGTTCAAAGAGAGCGCAAATAGGTAAAGATTTGATGATGTCAAAGGATGAAATGAGTCCTGAAGAAGATTTGAGTAAACCTGAAGTGGTTGATTTTGATACTACAACAACTACAACAACTAAGAAGTCAACAAGTCCTTTAACAAGTACAGGTGAAACAAAGGGTACAGAGGAAAAGAAAAAAGAAGAAAATTTAAAAGAGGAAATTGATAGATTCAAACAATTAATAAAATAATAAAAAAAGGGACTATTCAGTCCCTTTTTTCTTTTTGGTTTTTTTGGTTTCCTTTTCTTTGAAAATTATACTTTCATTATCTACGGTTAGAATGTATTGTTCATTTTCTATAATTTTACCATTTAACACCTCTTCTGATACAAAATCTTCAATTTTATCTTGAATTGCTCTTTTGATTGGTCTGGCACCATATGTTTCATCAAAACCAACTTTAGAAATTAATTCTAAAACTGAATCATCACAAGAAATATTATAATTCAAACCTTCTAATCTTTTAATTAGTTTATCGACCTCTAATTTAACAATTTGTTTTACTTCGTCTTCCTTCAATGTATTAAAAACAATAATTTCATCAATACGATTAAGGAATTCAGGGGCAAAGAATTTCTGCAATTCCTTTTTTAACATATCCCTTTTATGTTCCTCTTCAATGTAAACATTCGCGTTTGTTTTGAATCCAACACCAGTACCAAAATCTTGTAGTTTTTTGACACCAAGGTTTGAGGTCATAATAATGATACAATTCTTGAAATTAATTTTTCTTCCAAGACCATCAGTAAGATGTCCATCGTCTAAAACTTGGAGTAACGTTGCAAACACGTCTTTATTTGCTTTCTCAATTTCATCGAATAAAATAACTGAATATGGTTTATTTTTCACTTGTTCGGTAAGTTGTCCCCCTTCATCGTAACCAACGTAACCTGGAGGTGAACCAATTAATCTTGATATTGAATGTTTTTCTTGGAATTCTGACATATCAACACGGATTAGATTTTCTTCACTACCAAATATTTCCTTAGCTAATTGTTTGGCTAAATAAGTTTTACCCACACCTGTTGAGCCTAAGAAAATAAATGAACCAATTGGTTTATTAGGGTCTTTAATCCCCAATCTATTTCTCCTTATTGCTTTTGCGATTTTAAGAACAGCTTCTGATTGTCCAATAACTTTCGAAGCCAAATTGTTATCAAGAGATGAAAGTTTATTAGTTTCATCAGAATCCATTTTTGAGACAGGAATCTTAGTCATATTAGATACAACTTCATAAACTAGTTCCACACTAACTTCTTTCTTTTTGTTTAATAAATCAAATTCGAATTTCTTTTTTTCCTCTTCTAACTTATCTAATATTTTTGTTTCCTTATCTCTTAAATCTGCAGCCAGTTCATAGTTTTGACTTTTTACAACATCTATTTTTTGTTTTTTTATTTCTTGGGCTTGTGTTTTCAAATCCTCCACAATTTGGGGCATTTTAATTTCAACCTGACTTCTTGCTCCGACTTCATCAATAATGTCAAATGCCTTATCCGGAAATTCTCTATCTGTAATATATCTTTCTGCTAAATCAACACAAAGTTTAAGTACATCATCACTATAATTTACTTTATGGTAATTTTCATATTTGTCTTTGACATTTAATAAAATTTGTAATGTTTCATCTTTAGTTGATGGGTCAACAATTACTTTTTGGAATCGTCTTTCTAATGCCCCATCTTTTTCAAAATTCTTTCTATATTCATCCAAAGTGGTTGCACCAATACATTGGATTTCCCCTCTTGCTAAGGCTGGTTTAAATATGTTAGAGGCATCCAATGAACCTGATGAATTACCTGCACCAACAATTTGATGGATTTCATCGATAAACAAAATGATATTTGGGGCGGCTTGTAGTTCTTCTATAATCACCTTCATTCTTTCCTCAAATTGTCCTCTATATTTTGTACCTGCAACAATTGAGGTCATATCTAAGGACATAATTCTTTTATCCATTAGATTTCTTGGACAATCTCCATTCAATATTTTCAAGGCCAAACCTTCTACTATAGCGGTTTTTCCACAACCTGGTTCACCGATTATAATTGGATTATTTTTCTTTCTTCTTGATAATATTTGGGCTATTCTTGTTATTTCTCTATCTCTACCTACAACAGGGTCTAATTTTCCCTCCTCCGCAAGTTTAACCAAATCTTTTGCAAAATTATTTAATACTGGTGTGTCGCCCTTACCTTTACTTGAGTAATCTCCATCTTTAGATTCTATCATAACTTTTTTATTTAATAATAATGTTTTATTTGGTATTTTCAACAATCTTGTAATGACAAAATGTCAGTATTTTTAATTACAAAGTGACATTATTGATTATCTTAATTAATTGGTATATAATTCGTACAATACTAAGTAAAATAAACTTAATAACAAACAATTTATTATGGATAACGATTTTTATAAAAAATTTGAGAAAATTTTGGATGAGATTTTCGGTGGAAAACATAAACCAACAATTCCATTTGAAAGTTTCTTGGAGAATTTAAAGTATGATGACATTGATACTGATTTTAGTAAACTAAGAAATTCAGTTAGAAAGACAAAGGATGGAATTATTACTTCGATTCATTTTGTGATTAACCCTAACACAAAATGGTCAGCATCTAATTCAAATACAAAGAGGGATTTGGAAACTAAATTAAACGAATGTATCCAAAACCAAGATTTTGAACAGGCGGCTAAAATCAGAGACGAAATAAAAGAACTTCAGAAAAACAAAGGGAAAATTGAAACTCTCAAAAAAGAAATGGAAATAGCTATTGAAAAACAAGATTTCGAAAGGGCTATAGAAATCAGAGATGAATTAAAAAAAATTAATTAACTTTAACCCCCGATATAAATGGGGGTTTTTTAAATTTAAAAAAATGGCAATATTAAAAGAAGAAATAGTAGGTACAAAAATTATAAATGAAGTACAATCAAGTAATTTAGTAAGAAGTGAGTATGATACAGCAACTAAAAAAATGATTGTTGAATTCAAAAATGGAACTAAATATGAATATGATGAAGTACCGCACACAATTTACACTAGATTCAGGTTATCGGAATCCCAAGGTAAGTTTTTTAGTTCCACCATCGCTAAAAATTACAAGTACAAAAAGGTTTGATGTATATTTCCAATGTATGTGAATATTTATCAGACATGGATAATATTGAAAATATTTTAAGTAGTTTCGAGGTACAAGACCAGTTGTATCCAAAAATATGGTATCTACCAAATGAAAAACATATGGGTGACCCTGAAGGTCAGAAATATAAAATAAACCCAAAGGTTAGAAAAAATTTACTTGAGATAACTTACCAATTTATTGAAAGTTTGGACATTGACGTTGTTATTGAAGACATTATTGTAGTTGGTTCAATAGCTAACTATAATTGGTCTAAGTTCTCAGACATTGACGTGCACATATTAGTTGATTACAAACAATTTTCCAATGAACTTAAAGATATGTACGTTGAATATTTTGATTTGAAAAAAGTAATTTTCAATCAAAAAAGAGATGTAAAAATGTTTGGTTTTGATGTTGAGTTTTTCATTGAGGATACTGATATGCAAGGTATCAGTGGAGGTGTTTATTCGTTACTGAATGATGAATGGTTAAAAACACCCAAAAGGTTTGATTTTAAAGTGGATTTGAAAGATGTAAAAAATAAATCTAAACAATGGATGAGAACTATTGATTCTTCGATAAAAAATATGGAAGACCAAGATATTGACACAATCGAAAAAACACTAAATCAATTTAAAAATAAACTTAAAAAGTTTAGATTAAGTGGTTTAAAAGGGGGTGGTGAAATGAGCTTGGAAAATTTGGTTTTTAAAGTATTACGAAGAAATGGGTATATTGACAAATTATATAAAACGCCTTTAAAACTTATAGATAATAAACTTTCTATTGAGTAAATGTAGAATTGATTAATTGTACATATTTATATATAAAAAATAATAACAAAAAAATCGAAATATGGGAAAATTAAAACCTATTGGTAGTGAAAAATTAGGAGGAATGGAAAAAATTCAAAGGATTTTGGAAATTTCTAAATATAATTTAAATACTCCTCAGTCAATTAACGAGAGTGAATCTTTAGAATATTCAAAAACATTAGCTGATGGAAATACATATCATATCACAAAAGAAAAAAATGGATATGTTATTAAAAAAGGGTTGACCGAATCAGTTAGTGAATATATTGAGCCGATGAAAAATAGAAAGTATTATTCGTCTTATTCACAAGCATTGAAACGTTTAAACCTTATTGTGAAAGAGGTAAATGTAAATGAGGGTTATAGAGGAAACTTGTCATTATTTAACGAACAAGAAAATATTGATGACAAAAAATATTTTTTAGTAAAAGGTGGTGAAACCAATGAACAAGAAGAAACTCAAATTCCACCAGCACCAGCAGCACCTGCGACACCACCAGCTGTACCAGCAACACCTGAAACTGAAATGCCTATCGAAGAACCATTACCCGCTGAAGAACCTATGACAGATGAGATGCCAATGGATGATGAAGTTCCTATGGATGGTGAGGGTGAAACTCCACAAGAGGAAGATGTTGTTACTTTCAAAAGTATTCAAAAACTTACTGGTAAATTAGCTCAAAAACTTAGAACATTTGGTACTGATGAAGATAATGATATGTCATCCCAAGATGTAAAATATGTTATTAATTCAATTTTGTCTGCTTTGGACTTAAGTAAACTTGAACCTGACGACATTGAAGAAATTACTTCAAAATTTGAAGAGGGGGAAGAAATTGAAGAACCTGAAATGAGTGATGAGGAATTACCTGAACCTGAAATGGGTGGTGAAGAATTACCTGAACCTGAGATGGGTGGTGAAGAATTACCTGAACCTGAAATACCAGTTGCACCAGAAGGTGAAATGGCTGAAATGTACCCAAGACACGGAAGAAGAGAAAGTTTTGAGGAACGTCAACACAAAATGAGGATGAAAGAAATGGGATATGGTGTATCTGAATCAAAAGTTGACAGAATATTACAAAAGTATTTCAATGAAACTCCAAAAAATATTAATGAAAGTAAGTTGGAAAGGTTATCCGAAAACTTTAAACAAGAATCAACTTCAAAAAGATTTTTGAACAAATACCCCTCCGCTAAACTTATTGGTAAAAACAAAAAGGGAACTTTAGTTTTTGAAATGGAAGGAGAAAAATTTGGCGTAACAACAAGTGGTAGATTGATATGAACTATTTGATATATGTTAATGAATTAGGTCCGAATTATAAAGGTGATAACATTTACGAGTTTATATTTAGTGATAATATTACTGATGTTTGGGGTGAAATGTGGGAATCAAAACCATCTAATGGTTATCCACTACCACCTGATTTAGAACATATAAAAAAAGTAGGTGTTTTAAAAAATGATAAAATTTCTCTATCAGTCATACAAAAATCAGATTATTTTTCAATGATTGATGCAATAGATGATGTTGTAGCTTTAGGTTGGGAAAATGAATCTGAGTTAATTAATTTTGATTTAGTTAAAAGATTAGTTTTCAGATTTGGTGAAACTGAGGAGAATGTAAAAAATAAATTATATGAAAGGGATATAGTCCTTGAATTTGAAAAAAAATTTTCTTATGAATCTTAATAATAAAGTTGGATTTTTATTGGATATTGGTCTCACTCCTGATTTTATTGTATCATTAAATGAAAGTACAATAAACGCATTGTATGAAAGAATGAACAAAAAAAAGGTTGAGGAACAAACAACACAACCTATTAATGCGACCAAATCAACAAAGACAACTGACATCTACACATTGAATCCTGGTGGGTCAATGGACGTAAAAAACGCTGTAGTATCAAACAAGGATGGGAAAACTACTGTTGAAATGATGGAGGATGATAAGTTAGATGAAAAATTCGAGTCAAAAGCACAACAAGGATTATTTTGGGCTCGTTGTAACAAATGTAAAAGTGATGATTGTAAATGGTGTAAAATGGCTAAAGAATTTTCTAAGAGTACATCAAAGAAACAATATAAAAATATGCCAGAAAAAAAACATCCTGAAAAAACAGTAAAATACAAAAAGAAGGAAACTAAGGAGAATTTCACGATGGCAAACTATTTGGAAAAAATAGGTTCTGTTGCGGCATCTCAAATGGGAAAAAATGTTAATAAGTCGATGAGACCAACGTTTGAAAATTTTATGACAGAAAAGAATTTGGATAAATTGGTTAAAGAATCATTACAACCAACTATAACTAAAAAGGATTTATTAGGTTTATTAAAAAATAGAATTAACGAGGATTTCTATTTCGGTGAATCCGAAATGTTAGAAGATTTTGAATTTATGGCAGAACCTGGTGTAAAAGAACCAGTAACAAAACCTAAAACTCCAACTGAAAAACCTAAGGAAAAACCAAGAAGAAAACCATCACGTGAAACACCATACGAAAACCCTGAGACAAGACCTCAAGGGGAAGATGAAGATTTTGATTTGGATATGATGGACTTTGAATTTATGTCTGAACCAGGTGTAAAAGAACCTGCTACCAAACCAAAAACCCCAACAGAAAAACCAAAAGAAAAACCAAGAAGAAAACCTGAAAGAATTACGCCATACGAAAATCCTGAAACAAGACCTCAAGGGAAAGAAGAATTTGATTTTGTGATGGAAAAACTTTATAATAAATTAAAAAAGAAGTAATGAAAAAAAATTGGTTATTTGAAGCACCGATTAGTGACTACTTACCTGATGATGTAAAAAACAGAATAGAACGAACAGCTAAAAATCTGTACGACAATCCTGAAAACAAAGCACCAAGTTCACAAGAATTCACATCTTTAATGTTTGGGTTACCAAATATAGAATCAAGTCACAAAAGTGATTTACAAGATTTAGCTTTAGTTACATTTTTTAATATGTACCCTCATATAAAAAATGGGGTTGATAATGGTAAAATAAAGGTAAATGCAATTTTAGGTCAAGGTAGTGGTGGTAGAAGATTATCTCAAGAAATACCTACAACAAAAATAGAAAAGGCAAAACAAGTAGATTCATCATTTGACGAAAGAATAAAACAAAGACATATACAAAATGCTTTAACACAAGGAGCTGCTTGGAGGGATGGATTTAATGCTGTTAACAATATTGAGGATGAATTAAATTCGATTGACCCAAGATTAGTTGACTTATACAAAAAGTTCGGTTCGGGGGCTTCTCGTTTTTATTGGGAAAACACGGCACAATTAGAAAGAATGGCTCAAAGTGTTACAGGGAGAGTCGCATATTGTGATGTCTATTTAGATAAAAATGGGGTTTGGATTATTGATGCTGCCGCACCAAATTTTCCTTTACTTATGCACGAATTGGTTAAAGGGGCGAGATATTATGATTCTATTTTCACATTACCTAAAAACAAAGAAGTGGGTGATACAATTATGGGTGTAGCTGATGCCCACAAACACGAAATCAAAAATATGAATTATGGTAGAGCCCTAATAGAACAATTAAGATTTTTATGGGATATGGAACTTGATGGTTATTCATATGAAATTGAACCCGATTTATTATTGATGTTGGCTCAAGAATTTGAGGGGAAACCTGATGATTACAATAAAATGATGTTAGGGGTTTTTAAAAATGACAAAGAACAAATCGATAGATTTTTAGATTTGTCACAAGAAATTATAGATGATATTAATTACGAAAAGAAAAAAGAAAAACCATTAGAAAAAATGAAGTTTGAAAAGAAGAAACCAATTGAACCAGAGGAAAAAGAAGATGATGATGACGATTTCAATCCCGATGATTGGGATACATTCGATTTTGATGATGAAGATGAAGATTAACTTACAAACCCCCATTTATAATTAAGTGGGGGTTTTTATATTTATATAAAATACAATTTATGAGTTTAACAAAAGAACAAGTAATGATAGAATATGTAAGATGTATGAAAGATACACCTTACGCATTAAGAACATACCTTGAAACATATGACAACACAGTTTCAAAATATGTCCCACTAGAGTTGTTTCCTGACCAAATATCATTATTAAATGACTACGAGGAATACAATGAAAATATTGCCTTGAAGTACAGACAAGCAGGAGTATCAACAGTTACGGCAGCATGGATATCTAAAAGAATAGCGTTTGCTAAAAAAACAAAACCTGAAAAGATTTTGATTATCGCAAATAAACTAGATACTTCTATGGAAATGGCCAATAAAATCAGGATGTTTATTGGACAATGGCCATCTTGGGTTGGTATTGATTTTTCAAGTGATAAAAATTCACAAAAACACTATAAAACAAATAATGGTTGTGAGGTAAAAGCTGTTGCTACCTCTAAGGATGCCCTACGTGGTTTCACACCAACAATTCTTGTATTTGATGAAGCTGCGTTCATTGATGCAGATTCTGACTTCTGGGCAGCTTGTATGGCCTCACTTTCTACTGGTGGTAAAGTTATTGTGGTGTCAACACCAAATGGTTATGACCCAATTTATTATGAAATATATAATCAGGCACATAGAAATATGAATGATTTCAAAATATCTGAAATGTTTTGGTACAGAGACCCAAGATATACAAAAGATTTATTTTTAGTTAAAACTCAAGATACTATTCACTACCTTCTAAACAAAGAAGAATATCCTAAAGATGAAATTATTAGTTGGGAAACTATACCATTTGAAGAAAGAAATTTTGAGGAACTCAAGTTGATAATGGATTCAGGTTATAAACCTTGTTCTTCTTGGTTTGAAGGTATGGTTAAAAAATTGAAATATGATAAAAGAAAAGTATCACAAGAGTTAGAGTGTAACTTCCTTGGTTCAGGTGATAACGTTTTTGATTCACTATTGATGCAAAGGGTAAAAGAGAATATGATTAGAGAACCCCAAAATAAAATGATTGGTAACTCTTTATGGATTTGGAAAGAACCTGTGATGGGTCACAAATATGTGATGGGTGTGGATGTGAGTAGAGGGGATAGTGAGGACTTTAGTTCATTTCAAATTATTGACTTTGATGAAAGAGAACAAGTTGCGGAATATGTGGGTAAACTTCCACCTGATACGATGGCAGAAATTTGTTATAAGTGGGGTAATATGTATAATTGTTTCATTGTAATAGATATAACAGGAGGAATGGGTGTTTCAACATCTAGAAAACTTCAAGAAATGGGTTACAAAAATTTATATGTTGATGGTATTGATTTAGCCAATAAGTGGAAATATGACCCAAAGGCTTTAGAAAAGATACCGGGTTTAAATTTCAACAACAAACGTGTACAAATTATAGCATCATTTGAGGAAGCTATGAGACATCAGTTTAAAATTTATAGTTTACGATTATTCAATGAAATGAATACATTCGTATATGTAAATGGAAGACCAGACCATCAAAAGGGTCAACACGATGATTTAATTATGTCAATTGCAATGGCAACTTATGTTGCGGAATCATCATTCAGTAGTTTAGAAAAGGTGACCGAACAAACTAAAGCTATGTTAGAATCTTGGTCTGTTACTAACAATGAAACTGCAGCTAAACAGATTGATTTCAATCCCGTGATACCTTTTGGAACTGAGAGAATTAATCAAAGAAATCAAAACGCAAGTAAGGAGGACTATATGAAATACTCTTGGTTATTCGGAGGTAGATAATATTTATAAAAAAAAGATTATGGGATTTGTAAACAGAAAAAAAAGTGGAGATAAGAAATTCAATGGGTCAAAATTGAATGTTCCAGGTCAGGGTATATCAACTACAAAAATTAGTCCTCCTGATAAAGTCCCATTCAAAAACAATAATACGAATAGTACAACTAATAATAATACATCAAATTAGGTAGAACTATTTAAAACAATAGAAATATATTTAAAATTTCTTTATGGAAAATAATCAAAATAATTTAACAGTTTGGCAAAGATTAACACAAGCATTCGGTCCTAATGCTTTACTTAATCAAGATTACCCAACTTATAGTTTCGATAGAAAGGAGTTATTAAAAACTAAATCAAAACAAGAATTTGATAAGGAATTACTCCAAGCACAACAAACTTACTACTTAGCAAATCAATGGACTAAGATTGAAAGTAACTTATACACTCAGGCTGTATATTACGAACCAACTAGATTGGCTTCGTTTTATGATTATGAATCTATGGAATATACACCCGAAATATCTGCTGCGTTAGACATTTATGGTGAGGAATCTACTACGGTTGACCAGAATGGGTATATGTTACAAATATACTCAGAATCAAAACGTATCAAGGGTATTTTAATAGATTTATTTTTGAATGTTTTAGATTTAAATACAAATCTACCAATGTGGACTAGAAATACTTGTAAGTATGGTGATAACTTTGTCTATCTTAAACTTGACCCTGAAAAAGGAGTTGTTGGTTGTATGCAATTACCAAATATCGAAATTGAACGTTTGGAAAGAGGTATGCCAGCGCAAGCAAGTAGACAAAACGTAGAAGAGCCAGCTGAAAACAAAGGACTAAGATTCAAGTGGAAAGCTAAAGATATGGAATTTAATTCTTGGGAAATAGCACACTTTAGATTATTAGGTGATGATAGAAAGTTACCATATGGTACATCAATGTTAGAAAAGGCAAGGCGTATTTGGAAACAACTATTGTTATCTGAAGATGCGATGTTAATTTATAGAACATCACGTGCACCTGAAAGAAGGGTGTTCAAAGTATTCGTTGGTAATATGGATGATAAAGATGTTGAACCATATGTACAACGTGTTGCAAACAAGTTCAAAAGAAGTCAGGTTGTTGATTCTCAAACAGGTAATGTGGATATGAGATTTAATCAAATGGCTGTTGACCAAGATTATTTCATTCCTGTACGTGATGCCGCTGCGGCAAGTCCGATTGATACATTACCTGGTGGTCAAAACTTAGGTGAGATTGCTGATATTGAATACATCCAAAAGAAACTACTTACTGCTTTACGTGTACCTAAAGCGTTTTTAGGTTTTGAAGAACCAGTTGGTGATGGTAAAAATTTATCATTAATTGATATTCGTTTTGCAAGAACAATTAACAGAATCCAAAAATCTATGGTTGCTGAGTTAAATAAGATTGCGATTGTACATTTATTCCTTTTAGGTTTTGAAGATGAATTATCCAATTTTACTTTAAGTTTAACAAACCCATCGAGTCAAGCAGATTTATTAAAAATTGACATATGGAAAGAGAAGGTCGCATTATATAAGGAATGTGTTACATCAATTGAGGGTATTGCACCAACTTCTGTTTCATGGGCTAAGAAACACGTTATGGGATTCTCTGATGAGGAAATCAAACTTGATTTACAACAACAGAGAATTGAAAAAGCTGTAGGTGCTGAGCTTACAAATACCGCAACAATTATAACAAATACTGGTGTGTTTGATAATGTTGATAAATTATATACTCAAACAACAGGTACAACATCAGGTGGGGCACCACCACCTCCAGGAGGAGCTGAAGGGGGAACTCCACCACCAGCAGGTGGTCCTGAAGGTATGGGTGAAACATTTAACAATAGAGATAATTTAAACATATTGTTGGAAAACGAAGGGATATTTGAGGAAATGAGTTTTATTGATTTGTCCAAAGCCAAAAATTATTTGGGGGAAATGGAGAGTCAACTAAGTAAACTCCTAAAAGATTAATATTTATTAATAAAAAAAATTATGAAATTTGGTATAATTAAATCGAAAATTGATAAGATTTTGTTGGAATCATTTTCCAATAAAAATGAATTTAAATCTGAACTTAAAAATTTTCAAAATACAATTTTAGAAAATAAAAATCTTACTAAATTATTTTGGATTTATGATGAATTAAAAAATAAATCAAACATAGATAGTACGATTGTTAACGACTATGTTAATGAAACTATTAACCAATACAAAAATATTGTGAGCAAAATTAACCCAAAGAAATTGAGGAAACTTGAACTATGGGTTGAGGGTGTTGATGTTGAAAACGAATATACTGACATTGACAATTTGTTTTCTGATAGTGTTCTAACTATTGAACAAAAAATTAATAGTAGAAAGAAAATAACAGAATCCCTTAAAAGAAAGGTTAAAAAAGAAAAAGAATCAATTAATTTACCAATATCAACAATGGTTAATATAGCAAATAAAACAATCAAAAACTACGTACAACAATTAGACGAAAACACTAAGGGTAAGTTGTTGAGATTTCTTTCTTCAGATGTTACTGAAATGGAATCTAAGTACAAAGTAGTTAAAGAAAGTGTTTTAAATAAACTAAGTAACATCAAACAAAATTCAGAAGAAGAAGTAGTCACCAAAATTGATGAAACAATTTCGAAGATTACAAATGAAAAGTTTGATAAATTGAATTTATTTAGATTGGAGGAATTGGATAATAGTATCTAATCTATTTTATTTTTGATTTTTTGAACATATTTTGCTTTGTTCAATTCAGTTCTTCTTTTGACTGAATTTTTAACAAATTCCTTTCTGTTTTTTAACTCAGTCATCAATTTGGTCTTGATAACTTTACTTTTAAAAAGTTTCAAGGCCTTTTCTATTGGTGTTTTATTATCGACTTTGATTATTAGCATATGATACAAATATTTGTTAAAACAATTTATTTTTGACTATTAAGTAAATATCCCCTATTTTTATGAAAAAATAAACTGAAAATGTTACAAATTAATGAAAAAAGGGAAAACCTCAAAAATACAAGGTTTTAAAATTGCAAAAGTTGTTTATGGTACTGTAGATTCGTTTGAATTGAACTCCATTTACCTAAACATACAAACATGGGTAGAACCAAAAGAAGACGTAGAGAATTGGAATAGAGTTGTTTTGAATCTAAGTAGAAGTATCAAACATACAATTTATCACAATATAAACAAAGAATTATTCAACGAAAATTTTATTGTGGACTTAGATTTAAGGTCGAGTGGTATAAACTTAAATAAAAAATCTTTTCTCAACTTAGAAATAAACTTTTTTACAAAACAACCTTACTTAGATTTCAAATCTTCTGAAATAAAGGATTGTTTGAAAAACATCACAAAAGACGTTTTCAGAGAAAACTTTCACAATAACAAATATTTTTCATTTACCTTAACCAAAAAGGATAAAAATAACTCTTCAGAAATATAAAACTATATTTGATTTATATTTATATAGTAAAATTCAAATATGAACTTAGAAGTAATCAAACCAGGACACGTGGGTAAAGGTATATTAATCGAATATGATGCAGGTTATGTTTCTCCTTCAATGGATGAAAATGCCAAAATAATAAAAGAATCTAAAAACTTTTTAGACCACTCCAAACCATTCGAATTTTATGCTGTATTACAAAAATATAACACCCCAAATCGTAATGGAAGAGTTTATCCTGAAAGAATCTTAAAAAGAGAAGCAGAAAACTACAAAAAAATGATTGCTAAAGGTACTTCATTGTCTGAGTTAAATCACCCTGAGTCCTCCTTGATAGATTTAGATAGAGTTTCTCATATTATTACTGAAGTATGGTGGGAAGGACCTATATTGATGGGTAAACTAAAATTACTAACCTCACCAGGTTTTCACGAGAGGGGAATAGTTTCAACAAAAGGAGATATGGCTGCGAATTATCTCAGACAAGGAGTTACGTTAGGTATTTCATCTCGTGGTGTTGGTTCACTTAAAAAGGTTGGGGAACAGAATGAAGTACAAGATGACTTCGAGTTAATTTGTTTTGACTTAGTATCTTCACCATCAACACCAGGGGCTTACCTTTTTATAAATAAAGAGGATAGAGATATGTACGCTGAAAACTTAGACGAAGATAAAAAAATGGCTATAGAAAGAAATGTTGGTGAAAAAGGTAACGCTACTCTTGATTTAATGAAAAAATTGGCTAAACTTGGGTATTAGTTAAATTAAAAAAATCATTAAGATATGGAAGATGGACAAAAGTATTTTGTAGCAAAAATTGCCGAGGATTTAGTTGATGAAGAATCAGGTAAAGTAAAAAAAATAAAATTAGAAAAATTAGTTCTTGGTTACAATCCCACAGATGTTGAAGCAAAAGTAACTAAAATCTATGAGCACTATACACAAGATTGGCGTATTACCGCAATAGTCGAGAGTAAAATAGATGAAGTAATTGAATAATTTTTTTATCTAATTAAAAAATAAAGGAGGACTTTGTTCCTCCTTTTTTCATTTTATAGATTTTGGGGATATTTATAAATAAACTTTTTTGGGTTTGTTTATAACTCTACAAAAGTTTTTTTAAAGTATTAACATATTTATAGAATAAAAATACAAAAAACCAAAAATGGCTGAAGAAAAAAACATTTTAGAAGAGGCAATCATTCAAATGAAAAATTTGGAAGAAGCGGTTGCTGAGAATGCAAAAGGAATACTTGGTTCAGTAATGAGACAAGAAATCAAGGAATTAGTAAAAGAATCTCTTAACGAACAAGAAGACGAAGAAGAGGTTGATTCAGAAGAAGAAGAATCTGACATTGCTGATGTTGAATTCGATGACGAAATGGATGATGAAGACATGGAAGACGAAATGGACGATGAAGACGAAATGGATGATGAAGACATGGAAGACGAAATGGATGATGAAGACATGGAATTTGAAGACGATGAAGAAATGGAAGATGATGAAGATGTTACAATTGATTTAACAAATGAACCAATCGAAAACGTAATGAAAGTATTTTCAAGAATGAAAGATACTGACAAAATATCGGTGGTTGAAGATGGTGAAGGTAACATTGAACTATCTGATGATGAGACTAATAAAGAGTATTACATTGTACGTGAAGGGTTAGATATGGATGAAGAAATGTATGAAATGGATGAACCAATCTATGAACTCGAAATGGAAACTGACGAAGAAATGGATGACATGGATATGATGGAAATGGATGACATAGATATGATGGAAATGGATGACATGGATATGATGGAAATGGATGACATGGATATGATGGAAATGGATGAACCAATCTATGAAATCGAAATGGACGAGGAAATGGATGATTCTATGGACGAGGAAATGGATGATTTAATGGAAGCAAAGAAAGCCAGAAAACCGAAAGGAGTTGGTATTGGACACGGACCTAAATTTAACTATGGAAAGGTTATGGACTTCCCAACAAAGAAAATGAAAAAGGGTGATGAAGCACCATATACTGGTAAAGGACCGAAGTATGAATTCGACAAAAAATCACCAAGTTTACAAGGTGAATTTAAGGAGGGTAAATATGGTATGAACAAAGGCGATAAATCAAAAACTCACAAAGGTGAAGAAGATTATACCGGAAAAAAAGGTATGAAATCAAAAACTCACAAAGGTTCAGATTTTGAAAAAAGGGAAACTAAAGAAGCTTCAAGAACACTAGGTAATGGTAAATATTGGGGTAGAGAAGGTCTTCCAAAACCAAAAGCAGCACCACGTCATATCAGAAAAGAATCTATCGAATCTCAAGAAGTAAATTTACTTAGAGAAAAAAATGAGGAATACAGAAAAGCATTAAACGTTTTCAGAAATAAATTAAATGAAGTTGCAATATTTAATTCAAACTTAGCTTATGCGACAAGATTGTTTACAGAACATTCAACTTCAAAACAAGAAAAAATTAACATTCTGAAAAGATTTGATGGTGTAGAAACTCTTAAAGAATCAAAAAATCTTTACAAAATTATTAAAGACGAATTAACTCCTTCTACAGGAAAACAAGTTAATGAATCAATCGAAAGAACAATTCAAAAAAGTCCTTCAAATGGTTCATCAATTAACTTGATTGAGTCAAAAACTTACGAAAATCCTCAATTCCTTAGAATGAAAGATTTAATGTCAAAATTAAAATAAACAATAAACTGCAAACTAAACTAAAAAAAATAGAAAATGGGAGCATTATTAGAATCGGGTCTTGTTGGTAATATTGGTTTGAAACACCTTAAAGTTATCAAAGAAGATACTATCAACAAATGGGATAAATTAGGATTCCTTGAAGGTCTTAGAGGCCACCTAAAAGAAAACGTAGCTCAGTTATATGAAAACCAAGCTTCTTTCTTAATCAATGAAGCAACTTCTGATGGAAGTTCAGGTTCTTTCGAAACTGTTGTATTTCCTATCGTAAGAAGAGTTTTCTCTAAATTGTTAGCTAACGATATCGTATCTGTACAAGCTATGAACTTACCTATTGGTAAATTGTTCTACTTCGTACCTAAAATCCAAGGTTACACTGGTGCTACTTACCCTTCAGGTAACTTCAATGCTGGTGATAGTGGTCAACACTACGCACCTGTAGGAAGTCCTGGTAACTATCCTGGTGATACAAGTGCTGGTTATGGTACAAGTACTGGTGCTTATGCAAAAAATCTTTATGATTTATTCTATGAAGGTAATGAAGCTGCTTTAGACCCTCCTGGTTTATTTGATTATTCAAAAGGTCGTTGGTCTGCTATTACTCAAACAGCTACTGTTCAAGTTTGGAGTAGTGGATTACTTACTGATGCAACATCTCAATATCCAGCAACAACTAACGTAAGAAAAGTAATTATCAAAATGTGTGGATTTGCTGACACTGGTGTTGGTAAACTTATTGCACCTGATGGTAATGAAATTGATACTGAGGCATTCTTATCTGATTTAAGAGTATATGCAACAGCCGCTCAAGCATCTTCACCTTTCAGTGCAACAACTCCTTGTAATGTTATTTACAATGCTGCTGGTACAAGAAACTCATTATTATTCCGTGTTGTAACTCAACAATATGGTAAAGGTATCGTTTCTCCAACTTCAACTAATACTAAAACTACTTGGCCTTCAAATGGTGGTGGTACTTACAATGACATTTGTAGTCAAGATGGTTGTATCTACTTAGAGGTAGACCTTTCTTGTCCAATATGTGCTGATTGTGGTTCTGACTCTTTAGATGGTTACACAGGTACAACTTTGACTGGTACACTTTCAGGTACTGCATTCACAACAGTATTTAGAAGATACGAAGAATTAGAATTTGAAGACAAAATTGGTGAAGTTTCTTTCGACCTTGAATCAGTAACTGTTTCTGTAACTGAAAGAAAATTAAGAGCTCAATGGTCTCCTGAATTAGCACAAGACGTTGCTGCATTCCACAACATCGATGCTGAAGCTGAATTAACTGCTCTTCTTTCTGAGCAAGTTGCAGCTGAAATCGATAGAGAAATCCTACGTGACCTTAGAAAAGGTGCTGCTTGGAATCTAAGATGGGATTACAACGGATGGAGAAGAATTAGTGCTACTACTTCTTACACTCAAAAAGATTGGAATCAAACGTTGATTACTGCTATCAACCAACTTTCTGCTCAAATCCACAAATCAACTCTTAGAGGTGGTGCTAACTGGATTGTTGTGTCTTCTGAGGTTTCTGCAATCTTTGATGACTTGGAATACTTCCACGTATCAAATGCTTCTCCTGACCAAGACCAATACAATATGGGTATTGAAAGAGTAGGTACATTAGCAGGTAGATACCAAGTATATCGTGACCCTTACTTCCCACCTAACCAAGTGTTAAT